CCAGGCCAAGGCCCCGCTGATACGGACTCGCGCGATAGCCAGGGTTTGGTACATCTGGTTCGGAAAACCACGGACCATGGCGGCATACTTCTCGATCAGCTCGCCGCCCAGCGCCCAGTCTTCCCAAGGGTTGTAGCGTTTGGTGTGCTCGATGGCCTGGCCCTGGTACCGTGCGAACACCCGCCAGGGGTTGCCGTACTGCGGCGGGACCAGTTCAAGGTTCAGCCCTTCGGCCGTGCCAACGGCCCAGCCCAGCGCTTCGCCTACCAGGTCTGAAGTCTTCACTCCGATCAGGTCGGTCATGGCGCCACCTGCTTGCGATAGCCGGCGTCGTAGAGCCTCAGGCCCATATTGATCTGCCCGGGTGTTGGTGATTCATGCCCGGCATCAAGGCACATTTGTCGCGCAGCACGCTGGCGTTCTTCCGCCGCCCGTTGCTCAGGAGAACTGAGCGGTCGGAAGTCGTACTCGCTGAGATGGCCGCAGTTTTCCTCGCCGCCATCGCGGTAGGTGACCAGGAACAGTTGCGCGCCCATGGCGGTGATGGTCACCTCTTGGAATCCAGGGCGGGCCCAGTCTTCCGTGGAGCGCTTGTGCTTCATTTCTATCTTTTGGCCTATTGGCGGTAGGCCTTCGCCATCCCAGCGGGCCAGCCTTGGCGTGATGTACTGGACCTGACCGCGCGTGAAGTTGTGCCGGTTATCCCCAGTGCCCCCACCATAGGGGTACGCGCGATCCTCGGCGCCGACCACAGCGTACTGGTCCATGTTGATCCACACCTCGGTGATGCCGTGATGAGCGACCAGGCCGTGGCCGTCTGCCCATTCTGGCGCCTTGCTCCAGTCGATCTTTCTCACAGCTCATACCTCTCATCAATCCAGCGCCCAGGCGCCGTAGCGGGTGTAGGTTCGGGTTGGGTTTCGTGCGGGGAGAGCTGGCGCTGGTAGCCGGCCTGCAGCTGGCTGTCGGGGATGCAGCTGATGCCGACCCCGTTGAGCAGGTAGCAGGTGACGCCGCGCTAGCTGTCGTGCTGCACGTCGATGACGTTCTCGGTTGCGCTGGCGCCGGTGGCCAGCAGCAGGAGGCAGAGGGCGAGGCGGGTCATGGTTGGCTCACCTTTTCGAAGTAGAAAACGACCTCGGCGCCGGTCTCGGCGATCAAGCCGTAGGCCTTGGCCAGGCGGTAGATTGGGTGGTACTGGTTGAGGCTGTTGACGTGCCCGGCCAGCCAGCGCCGCCAGTCCTCAAGCTGCATGCGGTGCTTGCTCAGGTTGCAGGGCACGCAGGCCGGCATCATGTTGGCCAGGTTGTGGTTGGCTGGCCGGAGGGCCGGGACCGTCTTCGCCGCTTCGCCAGTGTTGCGGACGACTGGCTCGAAATGGTCGGCGTGCCAGCGCTCGCCCAAGGCGTTGCCGCAGTAGGCGCAGCGGCCGCCGTATTTCAGGCGGATCTGCTCACGCTCAGCTTTCTTCAGGCGCACGGGTGCTCCTTGGCCGCCATATCGCGGCAGTGAGTTGTAAAAGGGGTTGGGTTCGGTCCAAGAAAATCGGCCGGTGGTCCGATTCAGTTCTCAAACTAGGCTTCCGCGGTTGCGTGCCACCTGGCCTTAGCTATGGTGAGAGTTCACCCGTGGCATACAACTAAAATCGTAGGAGGCCGACATGAGGATTCGCGGTGAAGTTTTCTGGGAGTGGGCTGATCCAACGCTTCACCACCGAACTCATGACGAAGAACTCGAGGATGGAACGGTCATTGATGTTCAGGTGCGATTGTCGCGGACGGGTACGACGCAGATGTTCATCGGCGTGTATTCGCCAAACGGGTTGGCGATCCACGAAGAGGCTTTCGATTCCCGACCTGGCGAGTCAATGACCAGGGCGCTGGCCTGGGGAGTGGGGCGGGCTCGCCGGATCGCCACCGATACCCAGCCGAAATTCGATAAGGTCGCCTGCTCGAAATAGAGGGGACAGGGGCTACAGCTGAGTGGAGTACTTTTGTACTCCAGTGGTCAGGAGGGCTTGCGATCCAGGGCGGCGCGGGCTTGCCAGTCATTCCATCTGGTTTGCATAGTCCTGCATTCATACTCATCATGACGGACTGGGTGGCGCTTAAGTTCTGAATCAATTGGGCGTCCGGTCGTGAGGATTACATGCCTTTCAAAATCCACCCGCTCGTCGATCTCAACCGGCGCGCTCGGCTCTGCGCTGGCGGATAGGGCGGTGCAGACCTTGCCTCGAAGCTTTTCGATAGCATCCCACCAATCTTTACCGTACCGGTGAGCGAGCTTGGCGTGCCCGTCATGCGCGGTCATGATGTACATGAACTCGTCGGCTTCACGCAGCAACGCATGCGCCTCGGCCAGATGGGCGCGCAGGGTTTCGATATGCAGGCCATGTTCCACGCAAAAGCACTCTGGCTCGCGCTCAACCTCGGCAATGTTTGCTGGCGCTGGGCGGGTGTAGAGCGGCCCCAGCTTGGCAATTTCGTCGTGGTAGGAGTTCCAGCCTTCCGCCTTATTAACGCCACCAGGCTCAACCCAGTGCTGCGTGGGGTCTTTGCGCGCAGGCAGCGCCACGGGCTCGCCCTGGTGCTGCTGGGCAGGCGCGACTCCTGCCATCGGCCCCAGCCCAACAATCGGCAGCCCAGTCTCCGCCGCATCCCTCTCTGCCTCTTCTTTGGTCCACCAGAAGGCAGTACCGACCATCCAGGCTATAGGCTCGGGGTGTCGTGGGGCTGGCGCGAGCGCTTTGATGTGCGTCCGTCCGCCAAAGTAGTGCCAGTCGATCTTCCATCCGGTGACAGCAGAAAGGCTTTGGCAGATCGTCTCGGCTGCATGCTTTGGCACGTCGCCAACCAGGCAGGCGCTGACGCCATTCTTGAATACGTCATCTGCGCAGGGCGGCAGCTTGTCGCTGACCATCTCTGTGTTGCTGGATCGGTTTTCTGTGGGCATGGGGATACCTCGCGGGTATATTCGCCGCTTGAAATCATTGAATGGTCAAATGAATGTCACACTATCAACCAACGAATAAGGACCTTGATAAGGCAATCCGGGATGCCCGGATATTTATCGTGATTGCGATTGCTGTGCCAGTGCTCGCCCTGCTTCTTCCAAAGCCAAGCACTGTTGAGCTCGGGAACTGGTTTGGAAGAAGCGGCGCAGTGACCACTGTTTTCGCCCTGTTGGCGCAGGCGGTTCTGGTGAAAGCGAAGTTTTGGATTACCCCGCCAGGCTACGGCTGGGTAGGGCTTAATGAACAGCGAGCTAGATATCTGCCCAAATTCGATTGGCATGAAAACAAGTTATTTGTTCTGACGATTCTGGGAACAGTTATCTGGGCTTATGGAGACGTGCCGTTTCTTTAGAAGACACCCGCTGCTGGGTGCTAACAGAGTTTCGAGATAGGCAGCTATGAAGTGCGTCGCCGCTTCAGCATTGATGGCGTTTCCGTAGGCGCGCAGGCGTCCCACTCGGCTGGTAGCCCCATGAGCCAGCGGGAGTGTGCCGGGTTCAACTGGCCGCCACTTTCCATCCCGGCAGAAGAGCCAGTCAGCATCTGCCCACAAGCCGTTAACCGGGCCGGTCCGCACAGGATCACTTGCTTGCGAAGCTCTACCCGGCGGCAGTTCGTATCCGGCTCGTATGCGTTCCCCTTTCCGTCGCAGGCTTTCGGCGTGGCCCAGCCGCTCAAGACCGCTGCGTGGTTCAAGGTGATGTTCGGCGTCGTGAAGTCCTGCGACGGCTTCCTTTTCGAGTCGCAGGCCGTTGGGCTTGGCCAGCCCGCCGCAAGGACCTGATGGCACAGCTGCACCTGGCCAGGCCCTTTTCGATTCCCCAGCTTGGCGTCGACGGTGTTCGGACTGCGCCACCCAGTACGTCCGGTCTCGGATGTGCGGAGCACCGACGCCCGCAGACGGGAACGCAACAGCCCCGAAGGCATACGCCAGGGCTTCCACGTCAGCTTGTACAAGGTCGAGCCAAGGCTCTGCGTCCTTGCTTGCAACCTGCTCTCCAAAGACGATTGCAGGCTGGCGCTCGCTGATGAGCCAATGGAAGTGTGGCCAGAGGTGCCGCTGGTCATCAAACCCAGCTCCCGCGCCTGCCGCGCTGAAAGGTTGGCACGGACAGGAACCGGTCCAAACAGGTCGATCATCTGGCCAGCCGGCGCGACGAAGGGCGTAGGACCAAACGCCGACGCCGGCGAAGAAGTGGCATTGGGTGTAAGGCTTGAGTTCATCGGGGTGCACATCCTCGATTGATCGTTCGTCAACTTCGCCTGGCGCGATATGGCCCGCGGCAATGAGGTTGCGGAGCCACTGCGCGGCGTATGGGTCGATCTCGTTGTAATACGCAGCCATACGGCTCCTCGCCGGGGAGGCGTTCATCGTTTGAGAGGGGAAGGCGCTGGCGGGCAGCGCCGGAGGGTCAGGCCCGTTCTGCTAGCAGGATCAGGCCGGTATCGTCCGGGTCATTGCCAAGCATCAGGTCTGGCGTGCGAAGTTCTCGGCTGATTCGGAACCGGTCTAGCTTTCGCGCCACGGAAGGGCTTAATTCAATCTTGTGGCGCGGAGGTTTGAGCAGCTTGACTGCTTCGTCCCGGGTCAGCTCATGAAGCCGATGAATCATCAGCGTCATCGCCTCGCCCTGTTCCTCGATCCCGGCCCACTCCATCAGCTCCAGCAGGGCCTGTTTAGTCCCTGGTCGAACCTTCAAGCGCAGGTCTTCTTCCTGCAGGCGCTCGGCCTTGGCGCGGCGCTTCTCGTCACGCTGCTGCTGCGTCAGAGCCATCATCGCCTCCATTGCGCACGAACGCGGTGCCCGGGGCGTACTCCAGCAGGTCGCATACCCGGTTGATGATCTTGAGCGCGGCGTCGAACACCTTGGCGTCGTCCGGCTCGCGGGCCAGGCGCTTCATGTTCGGCTGGTGCTCCAAGCACACTTTGTCGACCAGGCGCCGGGCCAGCCTGCGCAGGTGATCGGCGCTGTCGTGCACGCGGAGGCTCAGGGCAAAGGCCAGCGCCACATCATCAGGCCGGTACCGTCCACCGCTGCGGGTGATGTACAGCTTTCGCACCGGCTTGCGAATCGATGCGTCGAAAAGGGATGCCATGCTCGACCTCCTGCAGGCCGCTTGGGGGAAGGTGCAAGTGCTCACGCCGCCTTGTTCTTTGCAGCGCGCTTCGGATTTTTCTGCTCAATCTCAAGGTCCATGTCGTTCCAGCCGGCCAAGAACCAGGCGCCGTGGAATGTGTGAGAGGCGAATGGGTTGGCCAGTTTGCTGCCACCGCTGCGGCGGCAGTCCCGGCCAAGGTAGTAGACGCTGGGATGCTCGCCGCAATCGCTCATGGCTTACTTCTCCAGAGCTTTCCGCAAGTAAGGATCGATGTCGGCCTGGCCGAGCAGCCAGCGCTTGTAGTCGCGCGGGATGTCCTCGATCTTCGAGCCAGCGTGCTTGCCGAAGCGGATGATCTTCGGGATGCGGGCATCTTCTGAGATTTCCCAGAGTTCTTCCCAGCTAGCCACGGGACGCCCCAGCTGAGCCTTCAGGGTGGTGAAGATAGTCGCCAGGAGGCGGCGGCAGTTTTTCACGTCGTCCAGCGCCGCGTGAGCATTGCGCAGAAGTTCTGGGGCTTCCGATCGGTAGTGCAGGTAGATCATGGCCGACTGCGTGTGAGTGTCGGCGTCGGGCCACAACATCCGACTCAGCGCTGCGGTGCAGATGCGCTTGATGTCCGGCTTGCCGATCACGCCCCAGTCGTAATCGACGTTGTGACCGATAAGGTAGGTGGCGTCTTCCGGCAGCTTGAAGGAGTCATGAGGCGGGCACTCGACAAGCTCTTCGTCCAGGATGTGGCTGGTTGCCAAGGCTCCCAGCTCGATTGGCTTGGAAGGCTTGTAGCGCTGCAGGAACTCGCCGGTTACGGCCAGGCCGGCACCGAGCTGCAGCCATGCAGCCTCAACAAGTTCCGGGTTGTTCAGTCCGGTGGTTTCAGAGTCGAAAATGTAGGCAGTCATATGAGGTCCGTTTCGCAAGAAGAAGGGGTGTCAGCAGCATGGTTGCTGCTGAGCAGCGGTCAATCGAACGGGATATCGTCCGAGAAGTCGGGCGGGGCGCCGTAGTCGTAGTTGTCGGGCTGGGCGTAGCCTCCGGACACCTGGGCAGACTTCGGACGGCGGTCATGGACCGGCTTCTTCATCAGCTGCTGAACCATTTTTTCCAGCTTGGCTGGGCTGGTGCAGCGCGGGTCAAGTATCTCGGATGCTGTCTTCTCGGATTCAGCACTGAACGGCGCGTAAATGATCGGACGAGGCATGCCGGTCTGGCTGTTCTTCTCGATTTCCATCTGAATCAGCAGGCCGATGGGTTTCTTCAAGAGTTCAGGGAAGCCAGGCGCGGTTACCTGCTCGCGCTGCTTGGTGTCGTTGTTCCATTTCTCGAACTGGGTTGACTGCGGGGCGCCGACGGTGCGCAGCTGCAGGCAGGCCATGATGGCGTTCATCATCGCGTAGCCACCCTCGTTGCGGGTGCCGTGCTGGTACGTCAGGTTGAGGTAGAAAGTGGCCTCTGCCCCGTCGCGGCTCTTGAAGGTGAAGCCGATACCGGTCGACCCGGTTTCTTGCTTCTCCATGTACTCGGCGCGCTGGAACTCGCCAATGAACTTGCCAGCCTCGTCGATGAAGGCTGACTTGTTGTCCGCGGAGCGCGCGGCGTTTGCGTCCAGATTGAACATTCAGAAGGCTCCTATGCGGCCTGGTTGGTATTGGTGAGGTCGTAGTACTCGCAGATCGCGGCATCGACCAGGGCGAGGTCGTTATCGATCATCGCCTCGTTGAACATGCCCATTGGGGCCTTGGTGGTGTCCGACCCGTTGTTACGGGTGCTGAACAGGTGCTGGCCGTCGCTGACCACAGAGCGCAAGACGATGGTGACCATGCCTTCCAGCGTGATCTTCTCGTCCAGCATCTTGCCGATGGTCTTCATCTTGATCTGGCCAGCGTCCGTCTCCTCGGTGTGGCTGAGGATGTACACGCGAACATCGTCGGGCAGGCTGAGCAGTGCTTCGAAAATGTTCCAGGTGTGCCGGCCGATCTCGGTGAACTTGTCGAACCCTTTCTCCTCGCTCCGGCGCATGAACTCGTTGGCCAGGATGTACTGGAAGTCGTCGATCACGATCACCTTGCGCCTGGTCTGACGGCAGGCGCCGATCACCTTGACCCAGTTATCGGTCACGTACGACTTCCAGGCTTTTGAGCCAGGGAAGGGAAGCGGCTTCTTGATGACCTGGACCAGGGCCACGTCATCAGGCTTGAAGTTGCGCAACGAAGCGCTCTTGCCAGCCCCGGACTTGCCGAGGATCAGGGTTACGGTTGCCATGCGGCACCTCAGTTCGGTTGGTTGTCCCACTGCCGCTCAATGCGAGCGGCCTCGTCTTCATACTCTTTGCGCTCTTCGCCCTGGTACCGCTCAGGCGAGAACGATCCGACAGTCATCCAGTCGAGCTGGGCGGCCAGGCGGGGTGTTGTGTTCATGGATGCCTCAGGAGGTGATGCGGTCGGCGTAAGCGCTGGCGAGCATCCACGCAGTGCAGAGGAATAGGGTGATGAAGCTGCCGCGCCACATGGCGAAGCGACGGGCGCGCTGGTAGCCGGTCATGGCCGCACGCGGACGGCGATGCGCCGGCCCTTCATGGTTACGGCGAGGCTGCGCTTGAGGCTAGCCACGGGAGTTTCTCGCGGCAGGCCGACGGCCTCGTTGAATGGGATGCCGAAGCTGATCACCGCAAGCGTGCGCTCGATCTGCTCCAGTTGCTCGTCGATCAAGGACTTCACAGGTGCTGTGCTCATGCCACCCTCCCGTGCATCTCCATCCACTGTTCGTGGTCGCGGGCAATAATGCGATTCAGGCGCTCTGTGTAGGTGCGCTGCTCGACAAGACCAATGGCGCCAGTGAGGCCGGCCAGGTCAATGGCCATGACCAGCTCGCCTCGAAGCGTGTCGCTGAAGTTCTCGCAGATGGCCGTAAAGCGAGAGTCGATGATATCGACCACCGCCTGGCGGGTGCTCTTGTTCATGCTGTCCTCCGAGCGGCGCCTGAGCCGCACATGGCTTCCATCTTGTCGAGTGCCGCGGCAATCACCCGGCGGCTGGTAGCTTTTCGGTGTTCTTCTTGCTGGCGGATGATCGCAAGCCAGGCTTGATTGTTCGCAGCCGTCTGCTCGGGGGTTATGCCTGCGGCCCAGTGGACGTCGTGATCACCCGAAATCCGGCGATCAAGCTCGCGGCCCTGTGCGCTGTCTGCGTAAAGCTCATGCTCGTGAGCCATGGTCGCCTCCAGGTGGTGGATCAGTCGGTGTATGCGATGTACTTGAAACGGCCATTGCCGAAGTGCTCGAAGCGGCCGCCGAAGGTTCCGCGAACCTCGCGCTCGACCTCTGCACGGGTCATGTGCCCGGGGTAGACGCCTTCCTTGATCATTGAGGCGTTGGTGTAGGGCACGAAGCGCCAGCTGACCTTTGTTTTATCCAGCGGGGCATTCCTGAGTCGCTCCCACTCTTCGGCCTGAGCTTTCCAGAAGTCCTTTTCCCTCTGGCTGATTGGCTCTGGCTCAGGAGCTGGGTCTTCCGACTCCTCCCAGCCACAAGCCTCGCAGTAGCCGCGTGGCGCAGTGCATGCCCCGCAGGGTGGGTTGATATGGCAGCTGCAGTTTTCTACATCGTGCGATTCGATGACGCCCTCACAGCCATCACGGCCGCAGGTATCACCCTCGCAATATCCGGGTTCGCTCATGTTCGTATGCTCGCGTGGCAACCGCATTGGCCAGGCGCCAGGCGCGGGTGACCAAACCCACCGTGAAAGGTGGCCTGGCGCCTGCCGATGCGGTCGATGTGAAGGGAATGGTGGGGCGCACGGCAGGATTCGAACCTGCATCCTTCCGCCAGTTGGCGAGGGCTCTATCCAGTTGAGATTACGCACGCGCTACATAGATGCGGGATGCATCGGGAAGCGCATGGCCGGTAACGACATTTGGTCCGGACGATTCCATGCGCTTTCCGATGAACCCCGCTAAAGGAACATCGGGCCTGCTTTTGGCTCACTGCAGGCAGGTGATTGAAGGCCGCTGCTACCAACAGCGGATGCCTCGCTCGAAGCTTGCAACATCGAGCGCTTCCCGTTGCTGATACCCGCCGGGATTAGGGCTAGAGAACAGGCCGCTTATGGCTGGGCGGCCTCACTGATCAGCTCAGTGCGATCAGGCTGCATCGGGGTTTGATCTGTCGCGTCCAAGCCGGCCGCCAGGTTTAACGCCGCGTAACCGGTTTTCATCTACCCCCGCGCTGGGGCAGCTACTTACTTGGCAGATCACACCCCGATGCACCCTGCGATGGGGAACAGGATATCGGGCAGTTAACGGCAGGCTGCCGTGGCGCTGGTTGTTTCAGTCGTCCTCGTCCTGCGCCAGCATCTTCTCGATGTCGGCGGCGCCGGGTTTCTTCCAGTTCTTGATCTGCCCGGTTTCCAGGTCGATGTTCAGGATCAGGTAGTCGCCGTAGTGATCGCCTGGGAAGAAGTCGGGCACGTAGCCCTTGTAGCTGCCCACCTCGTCGCCCTGGTCGTCCTGGATGGACGCGTCAAAGCCGTCGCGCACCTTGATATGAAGGCGAAGCTCGGTTACGTCGACCTGAACCGTTTTCTGCTGGTTGATATGCATGCTGCGTTCCTCGGTTGATTTCCCGTCTGGCCCTGTCGCCAAGGCCAGCCAGTGAAATCACTTAATGCCTGAGGCGAGCCGGAACTCTTTCCAGTCTGCTTCTGTTACATGGATGGTTTCGTCACCGATTTCTTTGCCGCGGTCGATGTCGTCAACCGGGGTTTTCGGATAGAAGTCGCCGTAGACATCTGGCGATCCACGCACCTCTCCATCCGGATCACAGAAGAAGTGGTCGATTCCCTCCGGCCATTCGCTGACCTCGCAGCCCAGTACCGCAATCAGTCTTGCCATGCTTATTACTCCAGTGGATTCCCCCTGATGCGCCCCGCTTGAGGCGAACCGGGGAATCGTCTGCTCAGTTGAAGTAACGCCGCTCAAGTGTGATCTTCTCCGCTTGAGGTACCGGCGAAACGTTGTACCGATAGGCGTCCGTGGTCTCGTCGATCACGAAGTTGAAGCGGTGGGCAAGCTCGCGAAGTGCCTCAAGCGAGATTGAAATGACCAAGCCATTGAAGCTGGTCGAGACTGTGTCGACCCCGGCAGTTTTGAATACATCGCCTGGGTTGCTGCTCCAGGCTCCAGTGACCTCCTCTACGCTGCCATCGCGCATCTTGAAGGTTCCACCACACGCTCCACCGCTACCTGCCGAGCAGTAGTCGACAAGACCTTCGCTTTGGGCCAGGTAGAGCCGGCCGAATCGGTCGTAAACCAATCCTTCCTGAATCTCGTCACGGGCTTTCTGATCACCGCGAAGCCGCATGTTCCAGCGGCGGTTTTTCCAAACCCGCTCGC